GTGGGTTGATCGAGCTATCAAAGCTTGGGAAGAAACAAACTTACCGAGGATTTATTATGAAAGTGGAAACGTACACTGAACAGTGTGAACAATGCAATGGCTCTGGAAAAATAACATATGATAAACCAGAGCTATGGATATGTAGAGATAGCCCACCATCTTTAGAAGAAGTCACAGAGGAATGCGATGGATGTGGTGGGTTAGGTGAAATAGTTTGACAAACTAAATATTCTTACTGCATAAGTGGAGCATGAAATCATATTTAAAACATCTGCAAACAACTGCACACACATTAAATGTTGATTTACTCTTTGCTTTTAAAAAAGCTGGAGTACCTACGTCAACATACTATCGAACAATAAATAATAAAACCGACCTGAGATATACAACAGCTTGTAAAGTTTTGGAATCTATACATGACCAACACAAGA